CTTAATTTTAACATCTGTTGCATAAGTGGTGATGAGTCAATAGCACCTTTTGCAATACCTGCTCCTGCACCCACTGCAGCCATAGCTAAACCACCTGCTGCCATTTTACCATGACCACCAAATGCTTTATTCCATTTAGAACTACCACCAAATGCTTTAGTTATTGTTTTATCCAGTTTTCCAAGTAATGATCCGTCCAATGCTTCTTGCTTTCTATCTCTTTCTTCCCTTTCTTTACCTGTGAATGGAAATTTTCCTTCCTTTGGAATATCATTTTTTTGGTTAGTAAAATCAAGTAATTTCATACTTCCCATCTGTGTCATAAAATTCATCATTCCACCCAATGCACCCATACTACTACCCATTCGTGTTCCCACTTCAAGCATGCGTCTTTGCTGCATTAATGCATGCTCCATTTTTAAATGTTTTTCCTGTCTATCTTGGATTATACTAGAGGCTCTTTGTCTTTTTTCTTCCCATTCATTAAATCTTTTATTCTTTCGTTCAGCATCTTTTAGTTTCTTTTCCCAAAAATCATCTGTACCTTCAGAACCATCTTTACCTGCCATATATAAATTAATGTCCTTGTCTATTTAAATTTGCTCTTTCTTTACGCTGTTCTGTTTTATATAGGTCTATAAGTAAGTTTAAATATCCAATTTTTTGGGAGTCGACTTGGTCTTTCGTCCAATGGAATTCCCTTGCGAAGAAATAATAGATTGATCCATTTGCTCTTGTAATGTCTCCCCCACGAAAGTTTCCACCCATTCTTCCAAGTATTTCGCTAAAGGGTAGTCCTTCATGACCTCCTGCACAATTTTCTTTGCAACACTTACTTTAAGATTTCTAATTGAAGCCTCTTCATGTAATTCAAAAGGTGCTTTTGTTATAACCGTTGTTAGTATCAACTGTCTATAAAGTGGTAAATTAACTTTAGGTTTTTGAAATTCTGTCATGTCTAAACATTGGTTTAGAATATTTTCCAGTTGTCCAAATGTAATATCATCTTCATATTCTATTTTTTCTGGAACACCATTCATATCTACTGTAAATGACTTGATCATGGTTTAAGTTAATTATTACTATATAAAAATGTTATTATGCGTTTTCGCCTTCCATAGTGGAATTGGCTAATACTTTAATTGTTTTTGCTGTCCAGTTGGCTTCTGAGAATAACATCTCTACTGGCTCTAATCCTGAAAGTCCCAAATCATTTAATGTCAAACCATAACAATTAATCGTGATTGATTCAGTATCAGATTTAGTAAATGTTAATTTAAATTCTAATTCTGCTGAACCCCCTATTGTCTCTCCTGAACCATCTGCTAACAGTTGATCTAAGAGATGTTGTAACAAAACTTTATCTACCCATGCTGCTTTGAATGAACCTGTTATACTTAGAAGTTTTCTAAATGCATCTTTAGCAGCATGAGAATTTAATCCATAAAGTAATTCTGCATTTTGTGTTAGATTTATACTAGCATCTTGACATTGAACTACTGGTATTCCTCCAAAAGTTAATTCTGCATGAGCAAATGTATATGGTGATTCTACTGATGGTAATGTTGGTGCTCCTAAAGTTACTGATGGTGCAGTTTCTTGACCATATGTAATATCACAACTACAGTCAACAAGTCCACCAACTGATGTTGATATTCCTAATGACCCTACAATACCTCCTTTTAATTTTCTTACCATGTTTGGTGAATCCTCTATTCCCATTTCTACTTGAATGGTTCTAACCTCTTTATTAAGAGTTGCATTTGCATATGTGTATGTACGATCACCTGCTGAACCCCCTTGAGCAGGTGTTCCTAAAACTGAACCAAATATCCACGGGTTTGAAAGTACAAAACTGGTTGAGGCAGTTCCTTGTTGTTGTCCATATGCATATCTGTCTACAGTTAATTGATTGAGTTTATTTAAATCTACTTTATTATTGGTTAATGAAAGGCTTGACATTTTATCTTGAAGACCAAATCTCTTATTTACAGTGGTGCTAGTTGCATAAGATGATTCAAATCCATACTTAATATAAGCATGAGCACCAGTTCTAACCATGATTACATTTAAACTATTGACTTATAAATATTATGGATTAAGTTTTCTGTACTTCATTATGACTGTATGTCTATAAATATTCCTATATAAATCATTATTATGATATGATTGGGTTAAAAGTAAGTCAACATAATTAGTTCCTCTTATGTTTGCCTTCACTATTCTAAACACTTCATTAACTAAATTCTCATGATGCTGTAGATTTTGGAAGGAATGTACATCTATTTTAATAGAAATACTATGAAGAAAATCTGAACCATATAAACCAAAATACTGTGGGTCTTCATTGGTAGGAGTTAATAGTATGAAATCACGTCTATCGTCCATAAAACCAGTAGTTTTCTCTTCCCAAACAAAAGTTATATCTGGTTGAGATGATAGACTCCAATTATCTATTATAAGATTCTTAGCAGTATCTACACTTTCATATAGGTTAGAATTACCCATACCTATATAAGTTATACAAAGTTATTAAGTTTGTCTTTATACACGGTTGTCTTCTCGTTTATCCATACGGCTAGAATTACCTTTTTTCCTATTAACTCTTGAATATGCAGTAGATCTATTATCCCAGCCTGCTGCAATCCTCCTATTATCTATCTTCCATTCTGCAAGATTTTGCTGTCTTTTTGTATTATATTTTTCTCTATCTTTTGAGAATCTCTTATATCTTCTTGCATGAGACATACTTACTTTTGCACCTGCAGTTTGTTTTACTTTACCACTAGCGAAAGTTGTACTTTGACCTAATGATTTAGCATATACTCCGTTTGCTAACAAGAATACAGATCTATCTATCCAGTTCATTCTTCCTTTAACTGTTTTTATTTGATTAAACTGATCAATCTTTGTTGATTTATACATACCTTTTCTAAGAAACCATTCTTTAATATTCGATATATTTGGAAACTTAGGTATTGTTTTTTGCTTCCATGATTGTTCCTGTCCATATATGTCATTTAACCATTCTTTATCATCATCATTTTCAGTGATTGCACCTTTTTCATCATATGCAATCTTAGTAAAATCCATTGACATAAACTCTTGTCTAAATTCTTTTAATACATCTTCCAGTACTTTTCTTATAGTACCACTTTCATCTTGATGAGTAAAAAATATTCTCATATTATCTGAAAATAGATATTGTTCATTCTCAATAAACTTATCAATATCTGCACCTGTATATCCCTCCCACACATGACCAGCGGTATTTGGATTTGATTCTTTAACATGTGCCATAACTGAAGATGTTTTTCGTGTTTGTCTTTCAAATGTAGGGGATCTATCACCTATAGGTACTTGTTGTTTATACCTTTTGAATAACATATCTATATGTTCATGATCTACAGGCTCCATATTGTTTATGTATCTATAATGTGCTCTTGCAACTTTATTATGATTCTTTGAAAGCCATTGTTCAAAAGATATTTTTCTTTCAAAATACTTGCTTAAAAAATCCTGATTAATATCAATACGTACCGTTTTAACTGGTCTTTTGTAATAACTATCAGTTTTAGCTAACTTTGTATCTAACTCTAATAAAAAAGGCACATATGATATTCCTAACTCTTTCATTACCACATTCATTTTTTTATTGGTTCTGTTTACTAATCCCTGTAATACTGTGTCAATACGAATTCTAGGGTAATAACTAACAAATGTTACCATTATGGTATAAAGAATATTTCTTGTCGGTTATCTATACAGTTTTCAATGTCAGCTCTCCAATCTGATTTAGATGCAGATACGTCTACCCCGTTTGAACCAACTGGTAAAATATCCATTCTGAAACTGGAGTTGATTAGATCTATGGATACAAGTTTAATGCAAGCATCTTGTATATCATAAGGAACAGTTGGATTACCATAACGGTATTTTACTCTGATTCTATTTTTCCTCATAATTGAAAATATATAACCACGGAAATATAACTTACCATACTCTCCTTCAAGATTATGACTACCTGAATCACCTGTTTGATCTGTATATGTTTCTCCGTCCCATACTTCTATTTTATCTCCGTCATCAGCACTAATATCTGAAACCTGTCTATGTTTTAAAAATATTGGTGAACCCCAACCATATGAATAAAGTAGTGGTAAATCATGAACTTCTAAACCTGATGTCACAACTCCTCCAAAATGATGACCTATTCTTCTGTCAAGTTCTTCTTCCTTTCTAAGGATAATTTTCTCGACCTGAGTCTTATTTGGAGTAGTAGTAGCAGTGATTGGAACACGTAGAAAATCGGATACATCGGCTACTGTACAATATGTGACCATACTTTTATAAAGGTTGCTTTGTATTTAAATTTTCTATTTAAAAACTGCTATCCATTCAGCAGCTCCAGTACATTTCATAAAAATACCCTCTTCTAAACGTCTATTTATATTAAATACTGATTGTATTGATGATCCAAATACTTCAAATTCAACTGTGCCTGCTGCATTAATACCATTGATTACTTCTAATTTTGCTCCTGCAGCTTCTTTAGTACAATATATAGCGACTATAACACCATGTCCACCTTTTGCTAATATACTAGCATTAAAGGAAACAACATTATGATTCTCTGTACCCATATTATATCATATATGTGGAAATATATAAACTTTATCAACTATAGATATACATAGTATTAATTAACTGTTAACTAACGTATGTAAAGTTAGCTAACTTAATTAAGCTAAGTTAATTAACTTTATAGAAAATAAAAAAAATGAGTCTAGAAACCTAGAACTCTAATTTTACAAGTCATGGCGTTAACTGCTGTTGAACCTACTGAGAGTTCATCAAGAGCTTTAGCTACTGCACCTGCTTGTGCTGTCTTTTGCTGACCATAACATTTAATCTTACCTGTTGCTGCTGCATTTGTTGCAGAAGGAATATATTGTAAGAGTAGACCTTTGTTGCCATCGAGTATTTCTGCTCCGATAACAGTGCTTATTCTACTACCTAATGATACGTCGACGACATTTCCACCTGCAACATAATTATCTCCTGCTGCGTAGGTAATGTCAACGACTACTGATTTCAATTTTGATGTCAGCTCACTTTGTATAGATAGCGTTTTGCCTGTCAATGATTTATGGTTGGCGTTTTGTATGATAGTGATTGCCATTAAGTTATATAAATAATACTATTATATAAAGATAAATATAAAAAAGAGGTTATTCCTCTAGTGAATTTTTGTAAAAGTGGTTATCCTCTATTGCCTTTCTTGCGATAGGTTCAGCGATAGCCTCTTGTACCTTTTTGTCTTCAACAGTAGCGTGTACGTTACCGTATGTAATCATGAACTCATGATAATTATCAAGTGCTTTACTTTGATAATGAATCAAGCCATCTGTACCAAATCTTATCTCGTTTTCACGTTTAATATCGGCTTCAGTTTGTCCATCTACACTCATATCACAACCAAGTTGTTTCTTGTATTGTTTATGATGTTGTCCATCATTACAGATTTGTTGCAAGTTTACATTGAATGTTGTACTTGTAAGTTTGTCATAAGGCACTGCTTGAATGTCAGGTGTGAACTTGTCCTGTAGAGAGAATTGATAATCATCTTCTCCAGTTAACATATTTTCATATCCTACACTGAGTTCGTAAACGATCTCTTGTGCTTCACATTCTTCTATTGCCATTGCAATTTCACCAAGTGCTCCATCATACTTTACGTTATTCATGTGCCACAAGTTAAAATCTGATATTTCAAATTCTCTTGCTGTTTGAATAGCGTCAGTACGATTATCCATTCCTTGCTTACAGGTATTCAACTCTTTGAGTAAATTCATTAATACTGAATCTCTTGCAGTTGCAATTCCCTTGTCGAGTTTCTTTTCAATTTGTTGAATAGTTTTCTCGTTAGGTGTTAACTTTGCTTGTTCTATTGCAATTTCTGCCAAGGCTGCTTCATTGATTTTTTGAATTTCTTGATCGTATCTCTGTTCGGAGAGTAGACCTTGATAGACTTTCATATCTTCCAATGTGTATACCTCTTTGAATCCTTGCCATACGCAATGGAATTCAACTGCAATCTCGTCAAAGCTACATGTTTGTCCATGTGAATCAAACGGTACTTCTACTGTTGTAGTTTCTGCATATACTGCACTAAATGCTCCTATAGATAATAGGGCAACCAGTGCGATTATTTGCTTCGTCATTACAAACACACGTGTGGCAAGGACATATATATGTATCTAAAAAAATAAAATAAAATGTAGTTTGACTAGAGTTTAATATCTCTAATCTTACCTTGAGATTTGAAGTGTCGACATACAGTTTCACCCATAGTTCTATACACACCTTTCTCAACAAATGCATTGTTGACAAATGGATATGCAGGAGTTCTACGAGTTGCTTCGTAATATTCAGTTGGTATTGCTACCTGAATTCCGATTCTTGGATAACCATAACCTTCTGCATCAGATGTATCTAATGCAAATAGTCTACCAACTTCATCTGCACCGTTTTGTGGTGCATCTTTGGTTGGAATGAATGGGACTCCATAGATAGAATCTACGTGAATACCTACGCCTGTTCCTTTGAATGTTTGAATTCCGTTAACGTCGATTTGTACTAAGCTCTCACCGTAAGGGTTTGCAACTCTTACAGAAGGCATGTATAAACCTTGGATTTCGGAATAAACTTCGTGACTACCTAGGAATACGTTTGGATCTTTACCTGCTGCTTTACGGATCTTTCTAAGGAAAGTTCGTAATGTGTCATCGGTTAAAACACCATCGGTTCCTATAGTACCACTTGCAGATTCAACAGTACAATCAAATTCAGGCATAGCTACTCCATCTCTATCGATGTTAGCACTTGCTGCCCAAGGATTGTACCATTTAGCCTGTGCACCACCTGTAACCACTTCTTCAGCGTGTGAAGAAATGATTCTGTCTAGTGATTCAAAGTTTTTGGTACCGATATTATTAGCCCCTGCTGCGGCTGCCTCCGCTTCAATATCTGTTAAAAGCATTCTATTTATGAATTCTTTATGCTGAACAGCCATGAATAATCTGAGTGAGCCTAAGCCTCCCCAAATATCATCTTTAGAGTGTGTTGCAAGCCATTCCATAACCTCAGATGCACTAAATGGCAACTGAGCGGTTTTTGGTTTTACATCAATCTCTTTAAGAGATGGTTTTGTTGTTTCAGCAATATCTCCACCTTCAGAGGTTCCACCTAAAACAGTATTACCTTTTGCGGTATTTAGTACTGCTTTGTCAGTAATAACCCTCCAACCAGATTTGTCCCAAGGGACTTTTGGTAGGATTCCGAAAGCGTTTGCCTCAAGATTCAGTTGAGCCCATGCATAAGCACCAAAGACTGCATTGAATGTACCTGCAGTTGATGTTGTGATAGGAGCGTCAGCTTTTCTAATGAGGTTACGATTGTATCCATAGTAGAGTGCTTCTAACTCGTCTATTGTTTGGATTTTAGGCATTTTAATAATACCCTCCGTTGTTTTGTGTCGTTTCTGGGCTTCCGTAATCACCTGCTAAGATTCTTCTAGCAACATGGGATAGACCTTCAAAACCTTGACTTCGGGCATCTTTTAAAACCATATTCAATTCTACATCAGCAGATTTGTTTATGTTTTCAACGGAAGCACTTGGTCTTGGTGTTTCTGTGGTAAAGTCGAAATTAGCTTTTTGTTGCATAGCTAGTCCTGCTTTATCACCTTCAGGTTTATCTTGACCAGATTTATCGTCATCTAATCCTGCTTGCACAGAATTGGATTGTAATGTATCTGGTACAACTACATCTGCACCAACATCTTCTGCGTCAGCAGTTCCAGATGGTGTTAGATCTAATTGTGTTTTTGGTTCTTCAAAGAGAGCTTTTTCAACTCGTTCTTCGAGACTTGCTTGAGAATCTGACAGAGCTTTTACGTGCTCAGTTAGAGTAGACAAAGTTTCAATTAAAGCTTCGTCAAATGACTTATTTGCTTCTTTCTTTTCTTTGTCGTCTTCTTCTTCATTCTCTTTAGGAGTTTCTTTTCTAAG